CGTCGACCTGGGCAGCGCCGGCACCGTGGTCGTGAAGGATCTGCAGACCATGGAGGCCTACGCCGACCTGCGCTTCGACGAGGTGATGACCGGCCTGCAGTTTTCCAACGCCGTCGATTGCGTTGGCGAAGACGGTGAGCCGCTGGTGGACACCGCGAAAGACGACGGCAGCGGCGAAAGCATCGTGCGCGCGCCGGCCAAGCACTGGGCCACGCAATGCATCAGCCAGCGCCTGCAAGGCAACGGCTACGCGCTGGCCTACGACGTGGAAGTGCTGAACCACATGACCAACCACACCGCCCGCCAGGGCACCAAATGGCCGATCTACGCCAAGAAAGACGACCACGACATCGACGCCCGCCGCATGCAGATGCTGCGCAAGCTGTACGACGACGTGGGCGGCGAGGTCGATGTTTTCAGTTGCGGGACGGAGGCTAGGGCGGCATGAGCAAGGCGAAGATCGTCACCGATAACGATGGCCGGTTCTACGGCATTCGCTTCGACTGCCCTGGCTGTGCGCTGGCGAAACAGCATGGAACCAAGATGGTCGTATTGCCGGTGGATTGGACCCCACCAGGCTACGCGCGGTCGCCGAACATTCACGGCCAACCGTGGGGCTTCAATGGCGACCTTGAAAGGCCCACATTCAGTCCATCGGTGCTTGGCCGATGGACTGAATGGCAGGGCGATGATGTACCACCAAAACAATATGTCTGCCACAGCTTCGTGCGCGATGGACGCATCGAATTCCTCCCCGACTGCACGCACGCGCTCGCCGGGCAGACCGTCGATCTGCCGGACATCGACGCATGAGCCTGCGGCTTCAGCCCATCTCCATCAACGCAGCGAATGCCATTGTGAAGGCATGGCACCGCCATCATCGCCCGGTGACTCGTGCGAAGTTCGCGATATCGGCGGTGGACGCCAGGGGCACTGTCGTCGGCGTGGTGATCATCGGTCGCCCGGTGGCTCGCGCATCCGATGATGGCCGCACTGCCGAGGTGACGCGCTGTTGCACCGACGGCTCGCGCAATGCTTGCTCGATGTTGTACAGGGCGGCCTGGCGCGCCGCCGTAGCCATGGGCTACAGGCGGCTGATTACCTACACCCTCCCCAGCGAGTCGGGCGCCAGCCTGCGCGGCGCTGGCTTCAAGTTGCTCGGTCAGCGAGGCGGCGGATCGTGGAATTGCCCCTCCCGCCCGCGCACCGACAAGCACCCCACCGAAAAGAAATTTGCCTGGGAGATCGCCGCATGAATATCAACCCCCGCACCTGGTTCCCCGCCCGCAAGTCCAACGACATCGGCAGCGGCGCAATCGCCCGCGCGGCCACGGCGATGGGCCCGTGGCAGCAAGCGCTCAACGGTTTCGTGCCGCGCGAGGTGAACCCGTGGTTCCTCGAGGCGCTGCGCTCGTCGCTCGGCGTGCTCGATGGCGCGATGAACCGGCTGGTGACGGTGGACGGCATCATCGATGTGGAGGGCGGCAACGACAAGCTGGTGCAGCTGATCCAGCGTGAGTTGATCGCCGGCATTCCGGTGAACGACCTGCAGGGCGGCTTGCAGGCGTTCTACGCGGGGCAGGGCAACGAGCTGTACGAGCAGGGTTTCACCGTGGCCGAGATGGTGTACGACCGGCGCGGGCGCGAGCTGATCGGGCTGCAGGTGGCCGACAGCAAGGGCGTGCTGTTTCACCGCGACCCCGAAAGCGGCCAGCTGCAGACCTGGTACCTGCCGCCGATGGCGAACGCCACCGGCCGGCGCGACGGTACCGACGCGGTGGAAACCGTGCTGCGCAACACCGCGCGGCAGCTCAACGTGGCGCTGATCCAGGGCAAGGGCTACACGCTGGTGGCGCCGGAGCGCATGATCTACAGCGCGTTCAACCCCGAGAACGGCCAGCCCTATGGCGTGAGCCTGCTACGCGGCATCGAGTTCGTCAGCCAGATCCTGCTGAAGATGCACAACGCCACCGGGCAGGCATGGGAACGCTTCGGCGACCCCGTGTTCCACGTGAACTACAAGACCAAGAACCGCTCGCTGAAAAGCGACGCGCTGGACAAGCGCCGCCAGATGCTTGCGTCGGACCTGCATGCGGCGCTCACCGCCAAGCGCCTGGGCAACAGCGCCGACTTCACCACTGCCGTCGGCGCCGACGACGAGATCACCGTCACCATCATCGGCGGCGATGGCAAGGTGCTCAGCATCGAAATGCCGGCACGCCACATGCTGGAGCAGATCCTCGCCAAGACCGGTTTGCCGGCGTGGATGCTCGGCATGCAGTTCAGCACCGCCGAGCGCATGGCCGACAACCAGGCCGAAGTGGTGCTGCAGGAAAGCAAGACCCGTTTCGAGGCCCGCCTGCACGGCCTGAACCGCGTCGTAGAAACGTGGATGCGCGGCCGCGGACTCACGTGGAAGCCCGGCGACTGGAACCTCACCCAGAAGCTGCCCAACCTGCGCGACGAACTGAAGCGCGCCCAGGCCGGCTTCCTCAACGCGCAAACCGAACTGATGCAGCGCGGCGGCGGCAACGCGCCGGCCGGCCAGGACCCCGCCAGCTCCGACCCCAGCGGCGCCCCGGCGCAGACCGCGCACGAGATGGCGTTCAGCACGTTCGACGAGCCGATCGTGCGTAGCGCGCTGATGAAACTGGTGGCGCAGCAAGTGGGCAAGCATGCCGGGCACGTGCATACCAAGGCCGCCACCGGCGAAACCTGGGCCATCGACGACCCGAACCTGCCGCGCATCGAAACCGCCGCCATCGCCGCGCTGCAAACCGCATGGAAAAAACTGGCCGACGACACGCTGAAAGCGCTGGACTTGCCCACGACGAAAGCGGCCGGCGTGGTGTTCGCGTTCGACATCGTCAGCATGCTGCAGCGGCTCACCCAACTGCAGGCGGAGTTCGTGGCCACCAGCACGGCGCCCGATAGCGCGCTGGTGCAACTGGCGCTGGAAATCTGGACGCGCGGTATCGAGAACGCTGCCGCCGGCGTGGACCGCGAGGCCGAAGCCGCCCAGGTCGTCGAGGCCTCGCGCACCGCCCGTGCGCAAGCGCTGCCCGGCGAGCTGCACCAGGTGCTCAGCAAGACCACCGTGCGCGTCTACGAGAACGACATCGTGCACGCGCTGCAGGAAGGCACGTACAACGGCGACAATCCGCGGCAGGTAGCCGCCGAGCTGCGCAAGAAATTCGACGGCCATAACTACGATTGGCAGCGCCTGGCCGAAAGCGAGATGGCAGCCAGTCACGCCGAGGGGCAGAAAGCTGCACTCAAGGGAATGGTCATCAACGAATACGACTGGATCGAGGCGCCTGAAGCGTGCCCGATTTGCCATGAAATCGCCGCCAATGGTCCTTACCCCATCGATACCGGCCCCATGCCCGTGCGCGATTCGCACCCCGGTTGCTTCTGCGTGATCGCGGGGAGGGTGTGACCATGCTGGGCTACATGACCGCTGCCGAAGCGCTGGCCAACGGCTTCACCCACCACGGGAAATACTTCGGCGTGCCGATCTGGATCGGCGGCGTAGACGATGCGGAGGCCGGCCTGCTCGTCGCCACGAAGTGGGCGCCGCTGGAATGCGTGATGACGCTGCTGCATCACGTCGAGGGCACGCTGCGCCCGCTGATCTACCCCGACGAACCGACGGCGTTCCAGTTCTGGGTCGGCGCGCCGATTCGCGCGTCCGTGGCGTAGCTGCCGCAAAGTGCGGCGCTTGGGTCTTGCTGCGCCACACCCAGCACCGGTTTGATGGGCCACGAAAGCTCATCAATCAACGTGGTGCACAGCGATGGACAAGGCCGAGATCACCAACCTGAAGCAGCAATCGGTGGCGCATATCATCGAGCGACTGGCATCGCTGAGCCGTGACGATCTGGTGGAGCTGGCAGCGCAGGAGGCGGCGAATGACCCGCCGCGCGTGACGCTGCAAACCGCAATCGACAAGCAGCTGGCCGCGCTGGACGACAACGGCGACGGCAGCGACGAAAAGAAACCTCCAGCGGTGGATGGTGCGGCGGTCGCGCCGGCGGCGAAAGCCGCCGGCAAGATCGACAAGATCGACAAGACCGATTTCCGCCACCCTGAATACAGTGGCCCGCTGAGCGGCGACCAGGCCGATTGGCGCATGCACAACATCAAGCCCGTCGAGAAGGTGCGCGCGAAGTGAGTGTGCTCACGAAATCGTTTGCGATGCACGTCAAGGCAGCTCAGGCTGCCGATGACGCCGCACTCGCGGCGATTCGTGCCTACACATTGCGCGACTTCGCGGCGGATGAGTTGCAGATCCGCGAATACGTGCTGGTGCACAACTGCATCGACCGCGACAACGAGTGCTTCGACGAAAGCCTGATCGACGACTTCGCCCGCACGCTGTCCGGCAAGGGCGTTTATATCAAGCACCCGACAAGCTGGCAGGGTGATGGCGGCCCCGCCGAGGGGCGCGTGTTCGCCACCAGCACGCAAACCATGTCGATCGAGGCGCTACGCGAGCTGCTGCGCGAGCCCGGTCTGCAGTTGCCGCCGGATCGCACCCAGGCGAAAGCCATGTTCGCCCGCGCCTATTACGCCAAGACGCCCGACAACACGGCGCTGCTGATCAAGCAGGACGCCGGCATTGCTGGTGACGTATCTATCGGCTTCGAAACGGAGCTGCGCGAACCCGTGCCCATCAAGGATGCGCAAGGTCGTGAACTGACCGCGCGTCGCTGGGTCGGGCCCGGCGAAGCGATGGAAATGTCGTTGGTATGGCTGGGCGCACAACCCGGCGCGCGCGCCGTGAAATCCGCACAACAGAAACCCGAACCGGAGCAGACCATGTCCCTC